ACCATCGGCGCTGACGAACTGGCAACCATCATGAAGCTAGCCACAGAAGCTGGCGTGGACTTGCAAAAGATTGCTGATGCCTACGGCGTACCAAAGATCGAGGCTTTGCCAAAGATCAACACCGCCGCAGTCGTAGCAAAGCTGCAAGAAAAGATCGCCACTGCAAAAGCAGCGGCATAAGTAGAAACGCGTACACAACTTGGAGTAGATATGTCTGCCACTTACAACAACCAAATCGAAATCGTCATCTTCCAAAACAACAAGCGCAAGTCTGACAAAGCGCCGCACGAAACAGGCACAGTGACTTTCCCCGATGGGACAAAGTACGAAGTTGCCATCTGGAACAAGGTCAGCAAAGCTGGCAATCCATTTAAGTCTGGCGTCTTGAAGCTCGACACTGGCAAGTTCAGCCAAGGTCGCAACGAACCTAACAGCGATAGCGGTGCATACGCTCCCGCCACAGTGGACTTCTAAGCATGGACCGGACTCAATACCGCAAGGCTGTGCGTGAGCGTGTGAACGCACAGGAAAAGAAAGCTGCAAAGCTGTTGGGTATGCCCAAGGGTTTGCGTCAGTACTTCAAGCGTCTTGGCTCTACACCTTCAATGGTGTTGGCTGAGTACCGCAAGACGGCGTACATCGCATGAGCAACCTGACCAACATTCATGGTCTGCCCGATGCGCTTGTGAATGCGGTCAAGAATGACCCATACACAGGCGGCGGTGACATCAGCGTAACCAAGCTGATCGACTCACCTCGTCGTCGCACCCTCTACAAGCAATACAAAGATTTTGTAGTTGAGGATGTGTCCGAACGCATCTGGTCCCTGTTGGGCCAAGCAGTACACACTGTGCTCGAGAGAGCAGAGACTACCGCTGTCGTTGAACAACGCCTCTACGCAGAGGTGAACGGCTGGCGCGTGAGTGGTCAGTTCGACCGCCTCACCATCGCTGATGGTGTGATGCAGGATTGGAAACTCACAACAACTTACAAAGCTGACGGCGACATTTCATGGGAGCGTCAGCTCAATCTCTTGCGCTGGCTTGCGCACAAGAACGGCATCGAGGTCACACGACTTCAAGTCGTTGCCATCTTCCGTGATTGGAAGAAGGCCGAGGCCTCGCGCAAACCCGAGTACCCACAACGCAATGTCATGGTGATTGACTTGCCTGTGTGGACCCTTGAGGAAGCGGAGAAGTATGTCACTGAGCGTGTCGAACTCCATCAAAAGTCTGAGGCTGGCGATGAGGTCGAATGCACGGACGACGAGCGCTGGTACTCCGGAACAACATATGCCTTGATGAAGGAAGGCGGCAAGCGAGCAAAGAAGGTTGAGACCACCATCGAAGCGCTTGGCGAAATCCCTGATGGGCACTATGTGGAGGAGCGCCCAGGCTCTAGCCGTCGATGCGAAGGCTACTGTGAGGTTGCTCCATTCTGCAAGCAGTACCAACAGTGGAAAGCAATCCACTTCAAAGAGGGGGTAAACAGCAATGATGTCGATTTTTGAAGCAGCAGAGTATTTGAACATTAGCGTGTTCTCACTCCGCAAACTTGCGCGTGAGAAAAAAATCCCGGCGGGCAAGGTTGGACGGCAGTGGCGTTTCAGGAAGGACGACCTCGATCATTTCGTCCGCGATCAGTACGGAGTCAAAGATGCAGCCTAATGACATTGACCAGACGCTCACCGAGCGCGGCTCACGCTATGGCGTATTCATGGGACACGCCGAGATAAGTCAGGAGCTAAAGACTTTGATCGGCTTGCATCTGAATCAGCGCAACAAGATTTTGTTGCCAGACCAGCAGGAGTCTTTGGACATGATCTGTCACAAGATCGCTCGCATCATCAATGGCGACGCGAACTATGCAGACTCATGGATTGATATTGCTGGCTACGCCAAGCTAGTTGCGGACAGATTAGAAGGACACGCACGATGAATAATTTCAAACGCACATCCGCATGGCTTAACGCTTGCGGTAAAGAACCCAACGAAAACAATGTGTCAGTTCAGATTGGTTGCCATATCGAGGAGTTCGTAGAGTTCCTCGGTTGCATCAACTTGAACTTCGGCAACGACACAAAAGACAGCGTGATGATTGCGCTGACAGAGATGGCTAAGTCACTAAAGGTTGGCGGCATCACCAAGGCAACCATCCCATATAGCCGTCGCGCAGATGCGCTTGACGCTTTGTGTGATTGCGAAGTCACTGGTAATGGCATTGCCTATCTTGCTGAGATGGAAAAGGACGAGGCTGATCAAGCCGTGCTCGCATCTAACGAGGCGAAGCTGGTTGATGGCAAGCCCGTCATTCTTCCGGGCGGAAAGATCGGTAAGCCAGAGGGTTGGAAAGCACCGAACCTATCTATCTATGTATGACATTTGATGAGCAGGAACAACTCTGGGCACAGCAACTGCACGACTGCCGAGTTCGATTTGTTAACCGAGTGCAAGAAGCAATCGCGATCAGATCACCCGGAAGAAGGATGGAGCTGTACCAGAGTTGGCGTAAACAATTTGGGGACGATGTAGCAAGAGAGTCAGCCAAGTACACAGAGGCTGTGTTAGCTGGTCGATTGACACTTCGCCCCCTACAAAAAATGATTGGCCTATGAAGTACTACACACAAATCGCGTTGACTTGGATGACAACAGTTCTGGCATCAGTTGCCTTGGCTGTTTTGGTTGGGGTCTATGCGCGAATCATTGTCGGCGCTTTCTGTCTCGGGTATGGCTGCAAATGAGCTACGAGAAAGAACAAGCTGAAATCCAACGCGCTCGCTTGCGTGAAGTTATGAACAAGGTTCCTGACAGTGTCACGAATGGTTCAGTTCAAGCAACGCGAGAGTGGTTACGCATCCGCGCACAAGCGGAGAAGTTAGTCAAAAACCCACGAGCCACCGCAACTCAACTCATGGGCATGGTAAGCCAGTTGCAATGAAAGAAAATATGCAAATCAACTTGACACTCACACTTGAAGAAACAAACGCTGTGATCGGCGCATTGGCGAAGATGCCTTATGAAGCATCCGCGCCCGTGATTGAGAACATCAAGTCACAAGCAATCCCACAAGTTCACGCCGCCAACAATGCGCAAGAACAACAAGAGGTGTTGCCACAATGAGCGAAGCATACGAACACCCACTGACATTTGGCGAGAAGGCGTGTGGCGTTGCGTTCAACCCAGGCGGCGACTCAATGGTTCATGCAATCAAAACAAAGTACGCTGAGTTGGTTGATGTGCTGCATGCGCTGCGCATGTCAAACGACAACCCCGAGATCGCTCGCATGATTTCGATTGCGATCACTGAGGCGCAGACATCGCAGATGTGGGCAGTGAAGGCGATCACATGGAAGCCGTAGCCGCACCACACGAAGTGCTCTATGTGGAGCGGATTGCTATGGTTTGCCATCAGGTGAACAAAGCGTACTGCGAAGCATTGGGCGACTTCTCTCAACCAAACTGGAACGATGCTCCTGATTGGCAAAAGCGTTCGGCAATGATGGGTGTGCTCATGCACATGCATCAGCCAAGCGCTGACCCAAGCATGAGCCACAACTCTTGGATGTCGCAGAAGGTGGAAGAAGGCTGGCGCTACGGCGAGGTAAAGGACGCCGAAGCTAAGACCCATCCATGCATCGTGCCATTCAATGAACTACCAAAAGAGCAGCAGGCTAAGGACCACATCTTCAAAGGTGTTGTCCACGCCGTAATGAGTATGTGATTGACGGGGGGGAAAGCAAGCGGAAGCATGCACCTGTTTTGTGTTGGAGTTGCTGGGGGCACTCGGTGACTAAGTCATGACCCAACCAGTTGACAGGCCGCTAGTGAGTACCCCCACCTTTAACAAAGAGCGAAGTAACTATGGCAACCGAAGCGGAGATACTCCGCGATCAAGGCATTCAACGGGCAGTTGACCATGCAGATCGCGTCGAGTCGAAGTGGTCGGACAGGGCGTATGAAATGCTTGTTCGCCACGCTAAACATTTAGGGCAAGGGTCGAACATCACGAGCGAGGCAATTCGCAATCACGCCGAGTGGTTCGGTTTGCCGCCGCCACCAGACAAACGAGCGTGGGGTGCTGTGATGTTGAGAGCCGCCAGAGCTGGAGTGATAGCAAAGGTTGGCTGGACCACAGCCAATGACCCCAAGGTGCATTGCAACCCCGTCTCTTTGTGGCAGGTGAAGTAGCTGTATGTAGCTGTGCAAACAAATCCGTCGAAATGTGTTAACTTATATACGCGGTCTTCGACGGAGCCTTACTTGGGAGACTGTTATGCCTATTTATCGTCGAGGAAGTGTGTGGTGGTACAACATCACATTGAAGGGCAAGACCCATCGTGGTTCTTGCAGAACTGAGAACGAACAGGAAGCGTTGGAATTTCACGACCGCTTTAAGTCAGACCTGTGGCGAGAGCGTGTTGTGAAGGATGCAAAGAAGCGGTCAGTGGTGGAAGCCATTGATCGGTTTTTGAAGGAGCATGAGCACAAGCGCTCATACGCCGACGACCAACGCTACGCCAACTGGTGGAAAGACCAGTTCGCCTCAGCACAGGTGAAGTTGCTGGATGATGTCACGCCGGACTTGGTGATGGATATTCGGGATGAGGAGCTTGGTCGTGAGACTAGCCGAGGCCCAATCTCCAAAGCCACAGTGAATCGAAAGCTCGCTTTCTTGCGATCGGTTCTGAATGCGGCGGCGCGTGAGTGGTTGTGGATTGAGAAAGCTCCGAAGGTCAAGCTGTTGCCGGGTGAGCTAGAGCGGAGACGGTTCCTAGAACCCGATGAAGTAGTCCGCTTGGTCGAGAAACTTCCACGCCCGTATGCAGACATGGCGCTGTTGGCTGTGTCCACGGGTTTGCGTCAGGCAAATGTCTTTGGACTTCGTTGGGACCAAGTGAACATGGCAAGAAAGATCGCCACCTTTCCTGATGAAGTGATGAAGAACGGACTGCCTTTCTCATGCGCCCTGAATGAAACGGCGATGTCGGTGATTCGTAAATGGATTGGCAGGGACACGGAGTTTGTGTTCACGAAGGATGGCCTACCTGTTCGCGAGCTGCCGTCAAGGTTGTGGGCTAAGGCCGTCAGTGAAGCTGGCTTGGTGGATGTGCGATGGCATGATCTTCGCCACACTTGGGCTAGCCTGTTGAGGCAGTCGGGTGTAGACCTAGCTGACTTGCAAGAGATGGGTGGATGGGAGAGCGGTGTGATGGTGCAACGCTACGCCCATTTGAATGTCGATCACTTGGCGAGCAAGGCTGCTGTGATGGATGGTTTGCTGACCCCGAAGAAGGGTCCTGTACAAATCTATCACACTGCCTAATGGACAAGGGGCTAGGACATAGCCTAACCCCTTGCTTTATTTGGCTCCCCGACCTGGGCTCGAACCAGGGACCTACGGATTAACAGTCACAATCCGTGGGATGCGTAGTGTAGCATAGTGTTGCTTGATGTTGTGTAAGTTATTGATTCTCCGAACGAAGACCGCCTTACTACTACATTGAGCAACACCTATGTTTTCACCTGTTTATGACACAAAATTAACACAGTTACTGCGCCTCGATGATGGCTTCTTTGTACTTGCCGCCGAGGTTTGACAGACGCTTGACGGCTTTCTGGTAGATCGCCTTCTCACGCTCACGCAACCTGTTCTCACGCTCAACCAACACACGCTGGTCCATTTCAGGGCGGCGCTCCATGCGGTCCATCTGCTGGTGGATTTCGCGGATTTGCTGCTGAGTTGAGCTGATGATGGCGTGTGCTGCGCCGATGGATGGGTACTCCTCACGCAAGCGATCGCGAGCGCTGTGGTCCATCTTCCATTCTTTGTGCGCTGTCTCGACCAAGGTTGCCGCACGGCGGAAAGCGCCAGCATCGTAGCCTTCTGGCACACGAGCCTCGAATCGACCGAGCAATGGCAGCGGCGCTTCCTTGAGTGTCTCGCCCTTGGCTGCGCGAACAGCCATAGACGCACCCTTGTAAGCCTCGTTTGCAAAGCCGGGCAAGTAGCTGGCAATCACAAAGTCAATCACCGATGGGTTCACATCAATGCCACCCTTGTGGAACTTGCTGCCACCTGTCATCTCGGTGAGCGTGTCGGTCAATCCCTTGGAGATGGGGCTGACAGAACGGAAGTAGCTCTGAGCGTCAGGCTTTTCAGCCAGATCGAATGGGCTTTGCGTCTGACGGATGGGCGCGCCGTAGCGGTTCTCATTCGCCATGTACTCCACGATTGGCAGAGCTGCGGTTGGGGCGATGCCTTTAGCCGCCGCTGTGACAAAGTCTTTGGAGTCCAAGCCAGCCGTACCCAGAGGTGAGAACGCCTCAAAGGTGGAGACCGCTGCGCGTTTGGCGCTGACACTCAATGGCTGAACACCAAGCAAAGAGTCCATCATGAAATGACCGGTGGCATAGAACGCGTTCCATCCGTATGGGATTGGAATGGCTGGACCATTTGCCCACAACACAATCGAAGTTGCTCGCTTGTACACGGGCAGCTTGTCCATCTTGTTGATGCCGTCTTCGTCGTCACCCGATGCAGCTCGTGCAATCAGGTTTGCAAATGCGCCAACCGCAGCAAACGCAATCGCGTACTGCGCCATCTTGCCTGGATTGTTCTTGGCAAGGTCAACCATCTTGGCCGTGCCCTGAACCGCAGGGTTAAAGAACAGGTAGAGCTGACGCAATTCTTTCATCGAGCCGCGCATGTTGAAGTTGATTGTGATCTCGCCAGAGAACACCGCCGAGTCAGCGCGTGTGAAGCCAGCGTCACGCATTACTTTGTACGCAGCCAAGCGAGGCGCAACTTCCATTGGGATGGTCAAGTGCTCCATGAAATCAAACAAGCCTTGGATTTTCTGCATGCGTGTCTTGCCATACAGAG